GCTAGTACCATCAAAAAAACGGATTCCTTTGTAGTCTAATCTCATACCTAAATCTGTAATTATTAAACCATCTAATGCTGGTACTTTTTTGATTTACAAAACCGTTATTTATAAATAGATAAAAAGTAGCTTGCTGCAAGCATGATACATTTTGCCCAGATTCAAAAACAGTTAAAGTGCTATTGTTATTATTTGGGTTTAAACTTTTAAGCGTTGAAATAGAATAAAACTCTAAAGGCAAATTATACTTAACCTGGAAAACATATTGTCCAGCAGGCACAGTAGTTTTATTTGTAAATACTACTACGTTAGGTTGGGTAGGAAATATGTTTGAATCAAAATAAGTAGAATTAAAAATCCTAGTAACATAATTTGAAGGTATATGCGGAGGCAAAATTGCTTCTACTCTTACGGTGTCTGTCCCAGTATTTCCATTGTTAACGGTAAACAAAATAAAATGGCCTGCGTCATCTCCTGGCACTGCATTTACATAGGCATCAAATCCAGTACCTGTGCCTGCAAAATTTCCATTGTATACATAATCGTTATTGAATGATCCAGCATCAATACTATATACTGCTTCTTGGTTAATTGTAATTGTAGTAGAGTTAGAGTTTACTGGAGGATTAGCAATATTGCCACCAGTAGCAAAAGTATAGAAGCTGAAAGTTCCAGTTTGCACACCAGTTAAACTAAATCTAAAATCTGCATTATAAGTAGGCGATAACTGCTGCGTAGTAGTCATCGTTATAATGTTATTATTTACGCTGAAGCTCCAGCCAGAAGGAGCATTCTGTAAGCTTGCGTAGTTAAGACCAGCAGGCAATGCGCAAGTAAGCGTAATCGTACCGCTTGTAAATGTGGTAAAGTTTCTAATATTAATATTCAGCGTAGTAATCTGAAACCTATTAATTGTTGTAGGAGTCAAGCTCTGGACAAGTTGCAAGTTTGGATAAACAAATCCGCAAGTTCCTTCTGCATTTGCTACCGCTTGAGCGTTTGCATCTAGCCAGTTTATAGCTTGCGTTACAGATAGATTAGTCGCTTGCGCATCCGCATCTGCCTGGCTAATGTAGCTAGTATAAGTATTGGTAAAGTAAGGACTCCAAACCTGAACGTATGATCCAGTCCCAAATTCTCCGCAATTGTTACGCTGAAGCGTTCTGTCTCTGCGCTCTGTCTTTGTAGCAGTATATGTAGCAGTATTAACAGAAGTAACCGTAGTATTAGAATATCGGATAGTATTATCGCCTCCGCCTACGCATGATGCTTGATTATAATACGTTCCCGAATAGAAAGTCCTAATGATAATGTAGAACGAAGCCGACTGTCCTACTCCAAGCGTTCCAGTATAAGTAATAGTTACATTCTGATTCACGACAGTATAAGTCATATTACTGCCAGTTACAGACCTTATGATTATATTGTTTGGAATCGTATCGTAAATCGTAATATTACCGCTAGTAGAAGTTTCTCCGTTATTTGTAACCGTTAGAAAGTAATTAAAATCTACTCCAGCATCAGCGCTTGTACTAGCTTGCTTTGTAATCTGAAGGAATGGCTTTGGAACTCCGCAAGTCTGACAGTATCTGTACCATTCATCTGGGAAAACCGTAGGCAAAATGCCGTCTGGCTTATAAGGAGAATTTTGGTTTAATGGTATAGTCTGCCCTGAAGCGTTTTGTAATTGTCCTAGCTCGGCCAATGTAATAGAAATCGGAGGATTCTGTAAAGATTCCCCCGTTATTTCATTGTACACATCTGCAAAGGACATCTGTCCCGAAGCTTGTAAAGCCATACTATTTGCTTAATGCTTCAACTTTAGCTTGTAAAGATTCTATTAATACTTTCTGTTCCTTAATCGCCTCAATTAATAGCGCTGAAATGTTTCCGTATTCAACACCCATAAGACCATCGTTTCCTTTGTTTACAATCTCAGGTAGAACTTTGTCAATCTCTTGAGCAATTACTCCAGCGTGGCGGTCTTCATCGTAGATAGTATTGTAAGTATAGCCAGAAATTTGCTCTACTTTTTCTAAAGCGTTTTCAATGCGTTCAATGTTTTTCTTTAGCCGAGCATCTGAGTTAGCAGTAATTGAACCAGTAGCGCGGATTGAACCTGAAACATACAAACGTTCGCCGTTGTCTGTGGTAGTACCCATTAAAATATTACCTCCTGAAGTGATTCGCATACGCTCGCCAGAGTTTGTAGATAATAATAATGGATTAGCTCCAGCGGATTCAATAGTAAAAAATGAAGTTGAAATATTAGTATATAAATACCCTTTATCGTTTCCTGCATTATCTTTTATTACAAATATGCCAGGTTTTGAACCTCCAATTGTTAAAGAAAGATAACCTAACCCTAATTCGTATGTCGTTCCAATACCTACGTTACCTGACGAAGTAATCCGCATACGTTCGGCTAAAGTACTAGAACCAATTGTGCTAAACGTTAAATATCCATTACCTGAACTTGAAGCAGCGGATTCCATAGCACTATAAACAGTACCGCCTCCACCTACTCTAAATCTTAATCCGCTTTTTACATCTGTACTTCCTCCGTTTCCAATTGATATATAAGCATTTTCGTCTACTCCTACTTGTAGTTTATCGTTTGGAGTCCCCCCAATACCTACGTTGCCAGCGGAAGTAAGAGTCATCGCAGAAACATTATCTCCAGCAGAATTTATAGGTTGTAAAATTAAGCTTCCTGATCTAGCAGTAGCTGATTCTCTTACCATCGAAATGCCTCCAGTACCATTATAAGTACCATCTTGCCATCTCATTACAATATCAACACTTTGACTTAATGTAGAAGTACCTGTATTTACTAATCGTAAAAAAGGATTATTATCAATTCTTCCACTAGTATTAGATTGTGATACTGTTAAATTTCCAGCAATTGAAATATTAGTGCTTGATTCAGTTACTATTGAATTTCCTATTGTAGAAGTGCCAGTAAATTTTACAAGTTTTCCACTTGTACCAGTACCAGTAACTGGATTAGTTAAAGCTGATTGATATTGAGGAATGTTTAAAGTGCCTCCGCTAAATGTTGCAGCTCCTGAAGATCCAGTAGTAGTAAGCGTAATAGCATTCTGCTTATTGTTAAAAGTATTCCAATCGGTAGTACTTAAATATCCGCTAGATGTAGAACCAGCTTGAACTACCTGAATAGATAAATTACCGATAGTCTTATTCGTTCCGCCATCTGGAAACATTAAAACATTACTTACGGATTCTGTTACATTTCCAAGCGTTAAAGCCGATTGCTTACCATTAAAAGTATTCCAATCTGTTGCGCTTAAATATCCGTTAGTAGAAGTCGTAGCTTGAGTAATTCCAATCGCACCAGTAGAACTATTGTAAGTTATTGGCGCACTTCCGCTCAATGAAGTCAAAGAAATACCTCCTAATCCAGCAAGCGTATAATTTGGAACGTTAATAACTCCAGTTATATTGTTATAAGTTGCAGCTCCGCTTGATCCAGTCGTAGTTAAAGAGATTAAAGCACGAATGCTTGAATCTGTGTAAACCGTACCTGAATAACTAAATACACCAGTTGAAGAGTTATAAGATAATCCAGTACCAGCGCTTACTAATCCCCTTACTGAAGCATCTGTATAAACCGTTCCTGAATAAGAAATAACTCCAGTAGAACTATTGTAAGTAATTCCAGTGCCTCCGCTCAAGAAACTTGCAGTAATACCACCAAGTCCAGCTAAGGTATAAGTAGGAACGTTTAAAACTCCAGTAGAAGAAGAATAAGTAGAAGCACCTGAAGATCCAGTAGTAGTTAAGCTTATTGCAGCTCTTGCTCTCGCCTCTGTAAAATATCTATTTGTTGGCGAAGCTAGTTCTTGGATGTCATCTGTGTCAAGTACTACCGTACCTACTAAGCCGTTTACTGAAATTACCGCGCCACCGATTGCAGCCTGCAATTCCGCAACTGTCTTTTTAAATAGTTGTCCAGTCGTAGCATCTCCTAACGGAAATAAATCCGTAGGCTGGATGGTAGTCTTTAATACTAATTGGTTTATTTTTTTATTTGCCATTAATTTGGATAATTAAAATCGCTTGGAACTTGACATCTATTTGAAAGCATTGGGAAGCTTACTATAATATCGGCCTTTACGCCTGCAAGATAGTCCTTCTCATTCTCTGTAAAAAATTCTAGTGATACACTATCGCCTATCTCCCAATCAAATTTAGGAGAACGAACCATAGAAACTATATCTTGAGCTATTAGCAATTGATCAGACAATACCTCCGTCTCATTGCTTTCATCTTGAAGTTGTCTATCTAAGAAGAATAAGCTAAAGTTTAAGTCTAAAGATTTGCCGTTTATTTGGCTTCCAGTAAGCGAATAAAACATCGCTGGATAAACATTATCAGCCTGCGCTAAAAACTCCCACACATCGCCAAAATAGACCGTATTAATTTGGTCGTGGCTTTGCGCTATGTCCCTTATCAGCTTGACTGTCTGATTTAATGTTAGTTGTTTTATCGCCATTTTGACTTAAATAAATCTTCAGTTTTTCAATGTTTTTTCTACTATAATCTTTCGGCATATTAGCAACAGAAACCAGTTTGACCTTGATACTTTTCTTCGAATGATAAACCGCTTCCGCATCCTTCACAATCGCCTAAGTAAATAGTCGTAGAATATGCAGAATTATCTGGATGAATTGCATCTAGTCCAGAACCTGGATTCAAATATAAATTATATTTCCCTTGCGCTGCGTTTTGCTTTAAAAATTTAACCATTCGCTCCGCATAAAACTCAGCTCTCTTCCGATACCTTGCAGAGATGTCTAACAAATCTTGCATCTGTGGCTGATCTGTATTGTCTGAAGTCTTGCGTACTAATCCTTTATTATAGAATTGGTAGCTAAGTCCAGTAGGTAGCTCAGATAGAACGTAGTAGATAAGCGTATCAGTTACAAAGTTATCCAATAGTGCAACTTCATCAGCCGTTAAATTGTTGTTATCTATGCCATCTTGCAAGCGCTCGTACAAAGCAGAACCAAGTAAAGGATGAATGTACATGTCTTGCGCAGTCTTAATTTCTGGCAAGACGAGTTTATCGTCTACATTTGCATGAAGTCCAGTTCTCTCCTTGATTGAACTAACTGAAATAAATAAAGTATTCTTCATTCTATCCTTTTTTAATTACTGTCTGTGCATACCAGCGATGTCTGCATGAAGGAGAGTGATCTCCATTAGGCTTAGTCCACCATCCGCCTCTACGATCAAATACTGAGTAGCCTAATCTTGCGCTAATTTGCTCAATCTCCGCTCTGCTATATAATCTATCTAACTGCATTAAGCGCGCGCAGAACTGTCTGCTTGGATGCGCTGGCGTATTGCGTTGGTTAGAAGGAATATCTGTTCTCCACTCGTAGCTATACCGTACTTGGAAAGTACTAGTCTGAGGCTTTGGTGCTTCTAGTCTACTTAATGGCTTAGGGAGCGCTCTCTCTATAACGCCATTTACCTCCTTAATCTTTATAACATCCTTTGCAGATAAGCCTTCGAGAACTCGTTTAATTATATTCAAATCTGTTTTCAAAGCACCAGCAATAACTTCAGCAGTAATACGCTTATCCTTCTGAATCAAGTCTAAGATATTTGCTTCTAAAACTGTTAGCGCTTGTTCAGCGAACTCCATGTGCATCTGTTCTTCTTGCTCGCTAACATTGGAAGAGAAAACCTCTTTGCTTTTAAATATTGAATACTCCTCTTTGCTAACTCCAAGCTCTGCAAATATTGAGATAATGTCATCGTCAGAAAAACCTGCTTTTAATTGCTCTTGTTGAACTGGTGCTACGTCATTAATTGTAGCTTGATTATACTTAGTTAAGTCAATACCTAATTTCTCAAGTATCCACTCTTTAGGTGCAAGCTCCTTAATTACCGCTTCGCTAAATTCAATACCAATAGGCTCTACCGGTACGATTTGCAAGCTCCCATTAGCACCATGTAATTTGGCAAGTAAACTGAATACTTGTTCAAGATATATTTGCTTATCATTAACGTATGTGTTTTTAAATATCTCATAAGAATCACGCATCTGCTGGCGCGTTCCTAATTGTCCAGGCGTAGCAATACCAAATAAATCTGGTGCAGTGATTTGATGACCAGCGTATAAGTTTTGCTGAATCAATTTGTCTACATTCTGGAAATCTTCCTTAGTAATATCTGAAGCTCCTAAGTCATCTACGATAGGCTTGCGTGAAGCATCGTTTGTAAAGCTTAAAATAAACTTCTTGCCATCTGATCCAGTAAAGCGATCCGTAAACTTACGTTCTATTGTGCGCTTCTCATCATCTGTCGGCTCGCCATTTGGCAAAGTGATTAACTTGCTTGCGCTGAATCCAGTCTGTGCATTTCCTAAAACGTGCTTAGAAATCTCAATGTCGGATTCGATGTAGTTTAACGCACCGAAATAACCTGGTAAAGCATAAGCATTAAGGTTAGGACGATACTCCTTTAGGTAAAGAATCTGAGTGCCAGTTCTTATCTGTGAGTTAAAAGCGTTGTAAACTTCCTTCTTATATTTTTGATCCTTCCAATTATCCGAATACCAGTACTGCGTATTGTCCTCGTTGGCTCTTACCTTCGTGTAGTCTAAGTGATAAATCTCAGATAGATTCCCTCCTACTTGACTCCATACTATTTGCATATAAGCTCCACCGAAGATTTCGATGTCGGTAGAAACTTTGCGTAGAATTTCGGTTAACGATTCTGATTGATTTGCGCTTGCGATGAATTGTTCACCAATGGGATCTACATCCCCTACGATTTTGAAACCATTACCAGTAATGTAGTTAACCTTGCCTTTGATAATCGCATTATGCTTGGCAGACTTATTGAACAAGTCTACTAGATAATTCGGATATTCGTTTTTATGTCCAAACTCAATATAGCCTCCGCCTTCTCCCTTCTTCTCTCTGTATTCTGGTTGCTTGGCTTCTGCAAAAGAAAGCACTAATAATTCATTGCTCATATATCTCGTACTTTGTAAGTATTCGGTGTATTTGTGTAGCTATTAAAGCTAAAATCAGTTGCATCTTTTAGGTTCATTTGACCTATCTCTACGATGCCAGTAGCATTTGCTGGATTAGTATTGCTTGTGCTTGTTTGCTCATAGATTGTGTAGGTATATTCTCCGCTAGTCTTGTTTGCGAAGTGCGTATTAACTACAATATTAAAGCTATTAAACCTTTCTTTATAGCTAGACAAATCTGCGCTTCCAAGAACCACAAAGCTTACTGTCTCATTTGTCACTCTTGACTTGAAAATAAATAGCCAATTAGGGGAAGTCAATGTAGCCTTCTCTGTTAGCGTTAAAACTATATTCTCAGTCTGTCCTTTAGTCAAGTGAATCATCGTTAATAAATAGCAATTAATTTATTTTTATCCTTAAACGAAAAAAGGGTAGGACTTCTGCCTACCCAATTCTCTCGCCAACCAAACGAACTATCTTACGAAGCTACCGTCAAACCTGCGATGATACCTGCTGAAACCTCTGGAGCTAACTCGCCTTCAGAACCGCTGAAAGTCAAAGTGTAACCAGAACGATCTCCTTGAGCAGTACCAGTAGCACCAGAACCGCCAGTGATATTGATACCATGAACTTTACCCAAATACCAATACTTTCCGTTATTGTCTCCTACTACTGCTGCCAAAGTATTCTGAGCAAGTAATAAAATTTCGTTACGAGTATTAGCTTGTAATTTGTTTAATATAATGGATAATTCTTGTGCGTAGAATACCGTACCATTTTGAACTGAAGCGTTGATATTCTCAGTAAGAGAAGAAGTACCAGGTACTAATTCATACTTACGGAATACTTTACCTGAACCTTTAACTACTGCCGTAATAACGCCAGAAGCTTGAGTCGTAGAAGTAACGTTTCCTTTTTCAATAAAGTAAACTTCGGTAATCCCACCTAAAGAATCTCTACAATCTAATGTATATCCTTGAGTCAATGCGCAAGCCATATTTTTTTTCTTTAAAGTGTTTTAAAATTAGGGGAGTCCAATCCAATGGAATCTCCCCGAACCTATTTAAGATTATGCTAAGATGAAGTCAACTACTTCAGCAGGGAATGCGATATTCACACCCATCTTGAACTCAGAAACAAAACGTACTTGATCTGCTTCTTTAGCGTAGAACAATTCGAAACGCTCTTCTTCGTTCAACAAGTCAGTACCTAAGAACAAGTTAGAGATACGAGTTGCGTAGATCTTAGAAGTTCCGTTCAAACCTGGAGTAGCTACTACTTTGATTTGAGTACCTGGAAGAACAAACTCAGAATCAGCTGAACCATCGAAAGTATAAGCGAACAAGTTAGCGTTCTTTAATGCGATAGTGTAAGTACGGAATACGTCTTGTCCTACCATGATAGCTACATCGTCTTTTCCTACGATCTCAGCAGGGATAGCCTTGTAAACTGCATCTAAAACTGCAACTACGTTAGAAGTAGTGATACCAGCAGAAGCTGCTAATGGAGTACCATAGTAAGTAGTAGTGTTTGCGTGTACTACTGAAGCTGAAGCAGCTAAGATTAACTTAGCCAAACCGTCAAACTTGTTCAAGTTTACGTTAGCTGAAGTAGTATCTCCTTGCCAGATAGCAGTCTCTAATTGAGCAGCAATCTTGTCAGCCTTACGCTGAGAGTACTCAGCTGAGAATGCGATTGAATCGTAAGAAGAACCAGCAGTCAAAGCCTTCTGTAAATACTTAGCCTCTAAATCTTTAGGGCATAAAGCTTCGTTTACTTTAATCTTACCTACTGTTACAGTACGCTGAGTGAATGAAGTAGAACCTGAAGCAGTGAAACCGCAAGAAGCACCATCTTGGAAGATAGCGTCAGTATCCATGATATTAATTGTTTCAGCAGACTTAACGCCTACCATTACGTTTCCTTGAGACTTAATCAAAGAAGCCGTTTTCGCGCCTAATACAGAAGATGCTACTAATTGAGCTGCATTCTCTTCTGTGTAATTAGCTAATGAACTTACTACAAATGCCATTGTTTTTTAATTTAAATTGTGATTTTTTTATTTTACAAATTTGTTCAAGAAGCGATCTACTTTATCCGCCTTTGACTCAGTTACTTTAAACGATTGCTTCGGAGCTTGGATAGCATCTGCGCTAGGCATCTTAGCTAATTCCTCTACCAAAACAAAAACCTTCTGGAATGCTTGGTTAAACTTACCATCCATCTCAGCGATCTTAGCTTTTAAAGCTTCGTTCTCTGCTTTCAGGTAGTTAATAGTAGCATCCATCTCATCGAATTGATTTGACATTTCATCATTCTCTTTTGTCATCTCATCTTCTACCTCTGGCAATTCAGCTACTGGAGATTCGATTCCTTCGATCTTACCATCTACAACTGTTACCATAGTGCCATCTGCCAATTCATACTCTCCGCTAGGAGCAGCAACTGAATTACCAGACTCATCAACTAGCATAGCATCTGCTCCAATTTCCAAAGCTGATAAATCGATTTTAGTACCATCCATAAGATCATACGTTTCGAAACTCAACTCAGTCGCTGGCTCTTGTGCTACCTCTTCAGTTTGCAATTCTGCTTGACCAGAAAGCAATACTTTGATTTGCTCAATTCCTTCTTTAACTGTCATTGTTTGTTTAACTTTTGTTTATAAATAAATTAATTAAAATACTTTATCGTTTAACCTGCTCTAGGATGCTAACAATCTGCGACCACATCGCCTCTTCCACGCTCATCGGTTGCTTCTCCTTTTTGTAGTTAAATATGCCTTCAACTGAAAAACCTTTAAATTCTCCGCTCTTAATCTTCTGCCATACCTCTTCGTTTTCTACCTTAAAGCTTCCAAACCAAGAACCCTCTGGCGCATCCTCAAATCCTTTCATCGGAGCTATGCCTCTTGAAGGATCTACGATAAATGACTCGTACAAAGTAATGCCATCTACCGCCTGCGCTTCATCGTGCATTAAGTTTACGTTAGACTGGTAGCCTTTCTTGAAGAACTTCTGTGCTATCTTCTCAATAGTTTCTTTTGTGAAGGTTACATAGTACTCGCCATTCTGATCATTGCGATAGATAGGAGTATCGGCAAGCATTAAAGCGCCTGATACAATTCTTCTATCTTCTGATTGAATAGCAAAGTTGGAACGCGCTTCTTTGAACTTTAAGAAGTTGCGCTCAATTGCTGGTCTATCTACTAACGCTACGAAGTCTACTTCTGCGCCATCGTTTAAGTCTTCGCTAATTTCTAGCTGGTAAATTGGTAAATCCATAATTATATTCTTGCTGCGTTTTCTATTCTTCTAATTCTTTTCTGGCTTCCAGTAATATCCGATTCTACTACATAAGCTCTGGCCACTACATTGCTAATTGTATTTAAGCTTGCAGCATCTAAAGCAGTAGGCGATGCTGGAGTAAATGAAGGAGCTACTGGTGCTGCCGTTGATAATCCAGCTACATTTGGAGATGGATTTGCACCTTTTGCTCCGCCTGGTACAGACTGGATAATAGATTTAGCTTTAGCAATATTGGTTAAAATTTGAATTAATCCAGTAGCATACTGTACCGCTCCAGCAGAACCAAATGTTAAAGAGTTCAAAGGGTTCTTTGAAGATGTAGCTACTAATGCTGAAATAGCTACTCCAGTATCAATTGCTACTTGACCTAATGCCAATCCTTTTTGTAATGCAGTTCCTTGTTCTGCTAGTCCAGAAAGCGCTCCTAGTATATTGCCAACTGCTTGAGCATTTGCCTCTTTGACTTGTCTCTCAGCAGTATCTAAATCAATTCTATTTTTAGTTAACTGAGCTACTCGCTTATTGTATTCTCTTTCGCTAATTAGCTTTTTATCATATAGCTCTTTATCTGCTGCTATCTCTGCATCTATCGCAGCTCTTTTGGCATCGAACTTAGCTTGCTCATTAGCTTGTACAAATTGCAAATCTTCTATTTGACGATTCAAATAAATATTTCTAATTTCGTTATCTGCTGCTAATTTGTTATTTTCTATGTCTTGCTTTTTAACTGCAAGTTCATTCTCTGCATCTACTTTTGCTTGAGTTCCTTCTTTATATAATTTAACATTATCTTCTAGTCGCTTAATTTCTAAAGCAGATTCTTCTTCTAATATCTTACGCTTTGCTATTGCTTTTTCTTGCTCATCTACAATTAAATCAGTATTGACTTTTTTTTGTGCAATCAATAAAGCGTTTGCATTTTGTATTCTAGATTTTTCTAAATTTTGTTGTTCTAATAATAATGCAGTTTGATTTTGTAATTGCTCTGATCTAAAACCTTCAACTTGAGCTAAAATTCCTGCGTATTGATTTTGCGCTTCTATCTTAGCTTTTTGAAATTCAATACTTGTTTTATCTTTTTTAAGATTAGCATCTGCCGCTTGGATTAATAGTCCAGCTTGGTCAAGTTGTGCCTTTTGAGATTTTTCTAGAACATCACTAAGTCTAGCATTTGCATCAATTCTTTCTTGAATAGATTTAGAAGTATCGTCTCTAATTTGTCTTTCCCTTTCAGCAAGACGATCATATTTTTCTATTAATCCTCCTAATCTTGCAGCAGCTAATTCTGCTTGGTTTTGCAATTCAACATTTGCAGC